GCGTCCATTGTCCTAAAAAAAAAAGTAGAAGACACACTGGTAATCGTGCGACCAGACCCACCACTACCAACAACACCATCACAGGAGTTATTCGTTGATACAAGCGATACATCAAGCGATAATAATATCTAAACATATTATAAATACTATGCCCGAACCTAGCATACAAGACCTCGCACGGGCGAGTGAAGCGACATACAGTAAAGATAAAGTGCCGACAGGTTATGAAAGAAAACACGACTTGTGTAAGGGCGAAATATGCGTGTTTAGGAATACGACCGATAATCATTATATCGTATCGCATCGTGGGACTGACTTACAAGGTGGTAGTGCGAACCGTGATATAAAAGCGGACTTGAAAATACTGGCGGGAAATGCGAACCACGATAGTATGACCCGCCGACGAACAAAAGATACAGAAGCAGTTTATAGAAAAATCAGGGAAGCGGATCCGACCGCTGACATCTATTTATCGGGACATTCATTGGGCGGACATACAGCGTCCAGAGCATTATCGTATAATCCATATGTGAGAGAGAATACGAAAGCACTCCATACATTCAACGCTGGGTCGTCGCCACTTCAAGGTAAGGCGGTGCCGAAGACATCAAAGTATTATTATGACATCAAGGATAAGAGTACACACCACCGAATAGAAGGCGACGACATCAGTGCGAACTTCAAGTCGTCTATGGTCGGCAACTTCAAGACTTACAAGACAAACCAGAAACCGACAGTCGCACAGACTGTCCTGAGAGTGGCACGACCACTTTTAGAAACATCGCCGTTAGGCAGACTGGCGTATATGGGGGCAGAGCGATTATCAGGCACACTCCAATCGCATTCATTATCTAATTTTATCAAACCGAACAAGTCCATAAAATAATCTACTCTTATGTATATGGTATTGACATACAAAAACAAGTATAACATAAAATACGGATATACCCGTGATGAGAGTCACTCGTTGAAAGACATAGCGAAGACGACTGGATACAAGTTGTCGGGACTCCAAATCATTTACAATAAGGGAGTGGGGGCATACAAAACAAACCCAGCGTCCGTCCGCCCCAGCGTAAAGTCCCCCGAACAGTGGGCGATGGCGAGAGTGTATTCAGCGGTGATGGGTGGTAAGACAGCGAAAATAGATGAAACACATTTAGTCAAGAAATAAAAATATCCAGATATGATAAGATGAGGATTGAAGAAGTAGAAGAGAACGCTATAAAGATACGACCAACAAAACAGACAATAGATAATAAGTTAGATGTGCCTCGTCCCTTCTTTGATAAGAACGCCTTCTATTGTATCAGCGGTCATATGGGGTCGGGGAAGTCGTCATTTCTAAACTCTATTATGACGAGGGGTGGTAAGGCGAAGGTATTCAAGCATGTGTTTGACGCAGTCCATTATGCGACTCCAAAAGAGGTTATGGAGAGTGAAGAGAACCACCCATTCAAAGACCACAACCCGAACCGAATGTATCACGATTTATCCCCCGCTACCTTTGAAAAGATACTCGCAGATTGTTTAGAAGTGAAAGAGGCGGGAGGCAACAGTTGTTTGATAATTGATGATTTTAGTGAAGAGTTGAAGAACAAGAGCGTTCAAGCGTATATGAAGAAAATCATATTCAAAATGCGACACTATAAAATCAACATCATACTCACAGTCATTTCGTTGAAGTTCCTGCCGAAGCAATGGAGAGCGTTAGTGGACGCATACATTGTCTTTCGCCCGAAGTCGCTGATAGAAATCCAGTCGTTCGCCGATGATGTCTTTGCTATGGATAAGAAAGATATGAAACAATTGATGGATTATGTATATGATGAACCATACAATTTTTTGTTTTATAACCAACGGACGAATGCTTACTATAAAAACTTTACAAAGTTGAAATTGATAGACGGCGAAGAATGCGAGAGAGGGGCGTGTGGAAGAACGAAAGCGGAGGGATGCGATTGCGAATAAAATATATCTATTATATATAAATGGTTCAAGTACAAGGACAGAAGCAGAATGTCAAGGTGGTGATAAACCTCGCAGAGCAGAAGAAGAAGAAGAAACGCCGAAAGCGTATTCGTAAAGCACCACCGCAGGGTAAGTCGTCGTTCCAAGATATACTCCAAGCGAACCAAGCACCACAAGTCATTGTCCGTCGCATATACGACCAATCACCATATTTAGATGAATTGAATAGAACCCGAACCGCCCAGCAGGGTATTATGACTCCGCCCGTGTCCGCCCCTGTGATCCAGAACATACCACTCACGAGTCAAGCGAACAGGAGGAGTTCTCTCGCAGAACGATTGGGTGGTGGAACTCGAGCGGGTGGTGAAAATACGGAGGCAGTTCAGGTGAGGGCGGGGGAGCGACAGGAAATACCGACCAACCCGAACACCTCCACTATACTTGGAACGCCCGAACAACCCCCCCTTGACCTACCCGCAGTTAGACGCAGGAAGGAACGCAGTGATAAAGGGAAGAAGCGTGACAAGAAGGGTGCTTTGACAGAGGCGTTTGAAAATGCCTTCCAAGCACAGAGAGAAGAAAGTGGTTATGAGAGTGGACGGGGGTTCAGCGTGTATAGGAGGGGGCGAGAAGCACTAGTGGCGGTTGGGACGATGAGCGATATGGAACGGGAAGTGGTGCGAAGGAATAATCTACGCAGAATGGAAAGTTTGAACCAACTCGCATCGGGAACGAACACTGCGGGGCAGGTATAGACGATGTGCCTAATGTGCCTAGATGTGCCTACTTTCTAAAACATTATAGCAGGATTTTAGAAATCCTAAAAACTTTATAGAAATCTAGGCACATAGGCATTTTAGGCACAAACATAAAATGCGGTAGAATGAATATAATAATATTATCTAATACTATTATATATATAGAAATGCCGAGAAAACCCGCCCCATCAACCGAAACCAAGTTTATGACCCAGATTAAGGAAAAACTGATTGCGAACGAACTCGCCGAAGGAACAGCGAAACTCTACCTCACCAAGTTGAAGAAACTGAATAAGAATAAGGATTTTACGAGTCTGGCGTTCTTGAAGGACACCAAGACAATCAAGGGATTGATTGAAGGTTTAGAGAATAAGAATACGAAGAAGTCGTATATCACCAGCGTCGTGAGTGTACTGAATGTCATCAACACCAAGCAGTATAATACGACCAACATATTCTACAAGGCACTGCTGAACGAGCAGAAGGATTACTTCAACAGTTTAGACCCGCACGAGAAGACCCAGACCCAGCAGGACAATTGGATTGATTGGACTGATGTTATGAAGATACATAAGGAATTGGAAGCAGAGGCGTTGAAGATTACTCCCGATGAACTGGCGAAGAGCAAACAGGCGAAGCAGACCCTACACGATTACACTCTGCTGTCGTTTTATGTTATGACCCCGCCCCGTCGCAACGCCGACTATTATCTTATGAAGTTGGATACGGATAGGAAGGCGGACGACCAGTTCAACTATTATAGCACGATGGAGGGGAAGTTCTACTTCAACAAGTTCAAGACGGCGAAGTATGGTAAGGAGAACTTTGATGTCAGTACGGGATTGAAGAAAGTCCTTGACCGTTATATAGAGTTGATGAATATCAAGGACGGCGATTTTATTCTATTTCACTCGGACACGAAACGCTCGAGCGGATCGGCGATGACGAAAGCGTTGAACCGTATTTTCGGGAAGAAGGTTGGTGCGAGTATGTTGAGGCACTCTTACATCACTGATAAGTATGGGAAGGTGAATGACGAGATGGTGAAAGATGCGGAGATGATGGCACACACATTGTCAACCCAGAGAGATTACATCAAGGAATAAAATATTTAGGTATAGTATAATATGATGAACTTGCTGGACTCTAAAACAATAATGGCGTTGAAAGAATATGCGAAGAAGAGGGGCGAGAGTAAAATCAAGTCCCCGAATATGGCGGTGTCTGGTGTGACGGGTAAGGGGGATTATCCTGTCAAGTCAGCACCGCCCGATAAGAACAAGTTGGCGAGAGGGTTCAAGGTCACAAAGGAATATTTAGAAGCGAGGGCGAAGAGAGGACCGACAGTAGAGGAGGATAGAGGACCCGAATATGATATGTTCGGGAACAGACTAATATAAAATGTTTAGTTATTATATAATGAACCTCACTAAAATGAACTTCAAGACAATGGTCGCACCTCAAAGTAAAGGCGGTCAGTTTGTTTTTACGGGGACGAAAGCAGAGCAGGAGAAAAAGAAGGCGGAACTAAAAAAGAAGTTAGGACGCAACGCAGGGTTTCAGGGTTCAAGCGAAGCACCTGCCGACGAGGGATATGATTTTATGAAAGCGTTTTAGACGGGGGAAACAAACGATTTAGTTATATTTTTATATGAAAACATAACTAAAACCGATTATTGCTGGGAATATCCCGATTTACGATTATTTTCAAGATAATAATAACATAAACCAATTGGTTTATATAATTATATTACTAAAAT